TAGTTTTGCAACTGCTAACAAATCTTTGTTATTGTTGTATAAACCAATAGTTGTTATGTATGTCTGTGGTTCTTTCTCAAAGCATTTATGTGCAAACTTACCGTTATCTTCTGTTAGAGAACTCCCCGTAACAAATGTTGGGTTGTTACTGTAATTTGCAAATGGTGATGCTACACGGACAAAATAATGGTTTGTTGTTTTATACTTCACATTTCTAGCTTTCATAGGATAACCAAGTGAAGCAGCTCCACTTATAGCCGTATGTAATTTGAAAGCGTTATCGCCTGAAATGTTGCTTCCTGTTACGGTATTGAATCCAAGTTGTGTGTTTAACTTATGTGGGTCAAGAACGATTATACCCAAATTAGGATAAACTGTACCATATGTTGTTATATCTGGATTTGTAGCTACACTACCAGTACCACTGTTATGGATTCCATTATTCAAACTACCACTTACCAAATCATATGATGTGTATGGGTCTTCTGAGCAAGCATATGTATCATCTCTATCCATAGAGTTGTCTATAAGAGATATTAATTTATTTGATGAACTTACGGCAACATTACTACCAGTGAAGAAATTATTTCCGTAAGAACCACCATTTAATTCTGCAAGATTTATTTCAAAGTTACCTGGGTCAATTCTATCACTCAATCCATTTCGATAGTAGTTTATAACATATACATCTTTTGTATTAGGATTTGTTTGACCATTTGTGTAGAACTTAAAGAATCTTTCAGGAGCTTCAAGTGCAATCAATCTATATTGTGAATATACAGCCTTTGTTGTTGTATCAAACAAATCACCCTGCGAATACAATGAACCAGAACCTAATTGATTTCCATAAGCTACTGCAAAGTAAGGTGTCTTTCCACAAGTATCACAATCTGTTATTTCGTAGTAATGTGATTTCGATGAACTATTTTGAGTTGAACTTGTGTAATAGCAATCTAGTGATTGTGATAAATTAAACAAACCCTTTGTTATCGATTTTACTTTACCACTAATAACATCTTTTCCAAGAATCAAAGGATGATAAACCTTTATCGCCTCTTCGTTACAATCAGCTCTTTGTATTTTAGATACCAGTCTAATACCAGGTTGACCCGGTAAATTATAAATTGCAGTTGACTTTTTAGAGTTTGGCCCAATATTTGGATAATTTGGTTCATCTGAACACACGATATAAATCGTATCAGTAACCAACTCATAACAACCACAAGGGTCGGATGGGTCTGTGTATGTATCATTTGGAACTCCAACTTCTACACAATTACAATTTTCACTATTTTCATTTCTTACTGTGTTTATCCATCTTTCAAGAGTTTGTGTAGAGTCTGTAACTGTCATAGTTTTTGTTGCACCGATGGTGCCGTCACTACAAATTGTTGCATTAGTTACAGTATATCCACTCTCTATTCTATACGTTTGTTTATTTCCAACAAAACACGGTGCAGATGGGTCTGGTGTTGGATTAGTTTCTGTTGAAATAATTGTTTCAGTCGAGAATGGAACTCTTGAAAGTTCTTTCACATAGTTTGTGTCAATATTTGGGTCAGGACAATTCTTCGGAGTAACTGTTGTTGTACAAGTACCAGAACCACCACATGATGCCTTAACAGCACGTATAAAAGGTTCAACTGCCACATTAGGTTGTGTTGGACTGTTCGATGCATAACGAGTTTGAACTGATGTAATTACTCTTGATTCATTACCAATTGTTATACCATTTATCCATTTTGCATCAGAGTATTCTGAGAAGCTTTCGTATATTTTACCTTGATTCGGTGATGTTAGAACACTATTAGATATTCCACAAGTATCACTCCAACGATTAACATTTGTTACCGTACCAACTACATTAAGATTACCAACCGCATCTGTATTTTCTGCAACAAGATATGGAAGAACCGGCCCAATGTTGACCATTTCATAATATTGTTCAACCACTGGTTGTTTTCCACCATCAGGACAATCTTTATAAAATTCCGATGATTTAGAACGACCAAGTTCTACCCATCCAACTATTGTTTCACCGGCAGGACAACATTTAATAAGTTGTCCTATAAGAATACATTGTTTTCCTAATCCACTAAAATCCGGTGTAGATGAATTATTTAAACCACCATTTAATTCTTTAATTTTACCAATACGATAGGTTGGATTTGCACAAGGGTCTGTTGTTCCACCACCTGGGGTTCCAGGAAGTACAGGAGTGAATGGTCCACCGATACCCACACCGATACCTCCACCACCGATTGTTCCACCACCAATTGTTGTTGGTGGCCCAGCAGTACCTGGGTTTATAGGAGTTCCAACACTTCCACCCGTTCCAGGTGATATTGTTGGATTTGTAAATCCACCTTGCTGTGTTGTTGATGGTGTTGTAATCGTAGGGCCAACGGGTGTTCCACCACCAGTTCCAGGTGGTATTCCACCACCACCGATTGATGAAAAGGCAAGATTACTAACATTACCAGTTAACAATGCCGCTTGTGTTGCAGCTGCTATGGCAGATGCAAGTGTTGAGTTATTACTCAACGTTGCTAAATTTTGTGCCTGTTGCAACAGATTTAATGTTGTTATGTCTGTTGTATCTAATACGCTGGTATTTGGTATAGTTGCCATATTTTATCTTAATAATCGAGTTTAACTTTAACTACTACTTCCCTATCAAAAGATTTCTTAACCGGCTTACTTAATTTAGCAACCGCCAATAAATCTTGATTATCATCATACAAACCAATTGTTGTCACATAAATCTGTGGGTCATTTATCATTGAATCGTATTTTATTTTTGAATTACTTCCAGAATAAAAACTTGGATTATTACTATAATTGTATTCACCATTGAACAATCGTACAAAATAATATGTTGAAGAAATTACTTCACTCGTTCTACCTTGAAATCCTAATGATGATGTATAAGAAGCCGCACCACTAATAGATGTGAATATTCTAAATGCGTTATCTGCACCACTTGCAGTTGCAGCTGTTCTCTGAGTTCCAAATGATGCAGAAGCATCAAGTGCCTTACCATTCAATACGATTACACCGTGGTCTGGATAGAAAAGTCCCCATTGTGTTGTATCGGTAGTATAGATGCCATTTGTAATACTTCCACTTCTAACGTTATAAACACGACCACCGAGTTGTGTCAACTCAGTTGTTGATGTTGTTGAATCATCTATAAGTGTTATAGCAGAAGAACCAGTTGGTACAAGGGCATTTCCAGAGACATTTAATTTTGCGAGAGTCAATTGCCAGTTTTTCGTGTCCATTCTATCTTTAAAACGAGCACGGTTTACATTAATGATATAAACATATTCGGATGTTTCACCATTCTCAAATGTAAATAAGTTTTGACCGGCCGGTAATAATAATTGACGATATTGGGCATAGACTGCTTTTGTTGGATAATCGTATAAGTTTTGTCCTGTTGAACCAGTCGAAGAACCACTAGCAACCGAATCACCATACGCAACGCTGAATTGAGATTCAGCACCTTGTATGTTCGATTGACTATTGTAAACTTCGTAGTAATATCTTTTTTGATTTGTTGACTGAGCAGAACTTGTGAACATCGCCGTCAAAGAAGATTGATTTTTTGACCACAGAGGTGCGGTAACAACTTCTTTTTGGTTTGGAGCAACGTCCGTGCCATCTACAAATATCTTAAATGTTGGTGTCTGTGCCATAAATCTTAATACTCAAGTTTTACAGTAATTGATAACTCACTATTGAACGATTTCTGAATAGGTTGGCTTAATTTTGCAATAGCAACCAATTCGTTTTCTTGATTATACAAACCAATCGAAGTTATGTATGTTATCGGTTCAAACTGGAACTTATCGTTTGCAAGTTTACCAGAATCCTCTACTAAAGAACTACCAGTCACATATGTTGGATTGTTTGAATAATTTGAATCTTTATTTGAAACTCTAACGAAGTAGAAATCTTGTTCTTTTATATCAACAGCACGAGCAGTGAAACCAGACGAATTAATAAGTGCAGAACCACTTATAGATTTGAATAATTTCATCGCATTATCACCAGCAATATTACTACCAGTAACAGTGTTGAAAGAAGATGATTCATTTAGTTTTGTTGCTGAGATAAGGATAGTTCCTACATCTGCATAAACTAAACCGTAGTAATGTGGAGACGATGGGTTATAAATACCATTTGTCAAGCTACCACTAACAAGATTTCTGACAGGTGATGGTATTCCACCATATCCAAGAGAATCAGTTGCGTCACCTGAGTCGTCAATGAGTGTTATTACTTTGTTTGATGAGGAAATGGCAACGTTGCTACCAGTAAAGAAATTGTTTCCATATGCACCACCATTTAATGCTGCAACATTCAATTCAAAATTACCTGGGTCAAGTTTATCTCCAACACGAGTTCTATTGAAGTTCACAACATAGAAGTCGTTTACAGTTTCACCATTTGCAAGAGTAAATGTCTTTGTATTTGGGTCAAGACACATTAATCTGTATTGTGAGTAGATTGCTCGTGTTGCGGTATCACCTGCATCACCACCTTGTGATACAGAACCTGAACCACTTATGTGTCCGTATGCAACGGAGAACATTTGAGCATCTGCACAATCGAGAGATGATGAACCCCAAACTTCATAGTAATATTGCTTTGAAGCGGCGTTTTGAGTAGAACTCGTATAGAACGTTAAAAGTTCGCCCGTTCCGTCTGCCCAAAGACCACGAGTATAAACCAACTTTTGTGTTGGTTCAGGTCTACCTTGTGCATCGGTTGGACGAGCTATTGGATTAAAAACATTAGCCATTTTCTATTCCCGTTTAAATTTTATAATTAAGCTTTCTTTGTGATTGTAACTGGAATAACAACACGACCACCTGTTTCATTTCCGGTGATGATAAGTTTAGTTGTCTTATCTCCGAGGTTGTTATTGTTTTTACCGATAAGAGTAATAGAGTTTCCAGTTACAGAAATAGAATTTGCAGATTCACTTGTAGATGATGTTCCACCGCCATTAGCAAATGTAACATATGTTGAATCCAAAAGTGTAAATGTATAACCATTAGCACCAGCATTAAAAGTTGATGTTGTATTGCCAGCTTGTGTTGTAAACGGTGTAATAACAAATCCTCTATCAGGCGTTGTTGATTCTGTGCTAATAGATATTGATGCTACGTTTGCAGTTACAACAGGAATTGCAGTTGTTCCCTTTGGAAGTGTAATCAACTTATACTTCATTGATTGTGTTTCATCTGGGACTGCCTCTGTTACTGGCATACTTTCAATCACAACACCGTAGTAGTCGGAACCAAGTGGGTGTGCAGGATTCCACAAATCGTAATCTACTTCGTCATCTGCTAAAGCAAATTGTGTGATTTGAAACTGATTTCTACCCTTTGCAAGAAGTTCTCTTCCTTTCTTTGTAAGGATAGCGTCTACTGTAATTGAGGTGTTATCTAAATAACCCATGTTCTTTACTCCTATGTTTTATATTGTTATACCTATAAATATCATATTGCTGATAAATTTCCGTTTACATTCGTATCAATATTTTGGTCAGTATTTATCTGATTTGGACTGACGAAAAATACTTCGACTACTGCCTTACCATCCGGTGTATTTCTCGTGTCCACATTTATATCTGGGCCTGATAATTTACTTCCTTCAAATCTATGATTACGAATTGACGTTGGTAAGTTATGTGGATTTAAGTAACTCGATGTCACAAGTGAATATGAACTGTAATTATTTTCTGCCAAATCAATACTACTTGTATATCGGAATTTATATCCACTATAATAAGTATCGTTTACATACTGTTCTATTGGAGAAAATAAGGCAGTTGCCTTACCAGTTTCATTACTAGATGTTAACCAACCAACTCCGTATCCCAAATCACCAGAAACAAGTGTACTTTTTTGAACATTTATTCTTCTATACGTCATCGTAAATGCAGAATTTATTTCACCATAATCAAATATCGAATTCGTTTCACTATCTAATTTAGTTGACGATTTATTTATGATGTTTCCAACATACTTGTTGTATTCAGATGATAAAGAAGAAGTTGTTGACGATATTTGTGTTGTATATCGTTTTGTTGTTGAAATTACATTCGGTTTAGAAGAATGAGAACCAGTTATATATGTTATATACTGTGGTCTTAAACCCGTTGCAAGAATATCCACATTAACATCACCGGAAACATTTATATCTTCATCAGCCGTTACTTCCGTTTCGATATTTATATCACCCTCAAAATCATCATACTCACTCTCATCTTCAAAACCAATCTTTAAAACAGATTTGTAAGATTGTATGTTAGCACTTGGAACTAATGAAGAGGATAATTCTGTTGTATCAAACACAGTTTTTTCAGGTGACTCTCCACTGAAATTCTTAACAACTCTAACCTTTGAACGTTCCAGGATATTTGGCTCTATAACAAGACCAAGAATTTCATTTACACGAGCAGGTAATGTTTGACGAATTTGGTCAAAGACACTAAAATCAAATATTGAAATCAAATTTATGTAAGCAGTGAAATCATTTTTATTTGGGTACTTTTGCCAATATTCACGAGAAAACCATTTTAATCTTGGATATTCATCTGCATTTATATTTGAATATTCACCAAAATAATCATCGATTGAAATATTACCAATCGCCTCATATATGTCTTCGTTAATAACACTTTGAGGTGAAAAAGCAATCATAAGTTTATTTGAATCAATCGAGAAGTTATCAAATGCAGAAACCTCAACCGACTCAATAGGACTTAGTGTTCCACGAAGTGAACCAGAATCCAATCTTACCTTTTCTGCAAATGGTGTATTATTACCAACCGTAGCAACTTCCATATTATATGTTTCTACGATTGACTCAAAGGCACCTGAATTAAATCCGTAGAAATAAGCAGATTTTGAAGAACTAAAGAAAGTTGATTTTGATTGGTCTGGATGAGAACTGATTAAACTTGATGTTGTACCAACGTCAAATTTTTGCCAGAACTTAAATTGAGCTTGTAAATCATAAAATGATGATGTTTCAGTATTACCATTATATGAACGAGCAGCAAGAACGTGATTATTAAATGAATCTTCTTCAAGTTGATTAGTCCAATATCTCAATTCAAAAACAGAACCAGAAAGAATCTTATTCGTTTGTGGATTTGAACCTGAACCAATGAAGAGTTGACCATCTGATGACCATGCTCTATTGTAACTACCACTGGTTAAACCATTAATCACAATACTAGCAGAACGTTCTACAGCAATTTTTCCGTATTTATTTGTCTATACAAAGAAATCATATGTTTGTGCAGATGATGTTGAATCGTTTGACAAACTTCTGCGAATCATCAAGTTCAATGGAACATCATCATACAAGTATTCATCTGTAATAGATGCCGATGCATATGTTGTACCATTACCGATGTAGAAATTAATAGAACCTTTCTCAACATCGGTTCCATTTTTATTCATCGTTACAAACCAATCAACTCTATTTCCAGAATTTTTTTGAAGTAGTGTTTGAACTGGGTCAACATTATACGGATACAAATCATTCGGTTCCATCTTCCAACGGAAAGTTACTGTATCTGGATATTGCCAGTTACCAGCTGCATTATTTACTCTTTCCCATGGCGTTCTGATGTAATGTTGACGTGTTGGTAATGGATAACTACCTGAGAAGTTTAAGTAGTAGGTGTGTTTTTCCCATTCCGCTCTTGGTGTCAATCCTAAATCTGCATTGTCCGGTCCACCAAACTCTCGAATAGTAAGTAATGTTTGTGGAATACCATATGCAGCAAGAAGTGCCTTTACACCACGAGCAGTACCTTTTGTCTTGTATATGTAAGGAAGATTGTTATAAATACGTCTCCATACTTCCTTAGTTCTTTCTTCTTCCGTTTTAGCAAGATATTTGTTTGTTGTAGTTTTACCAGTCCAAATTGGGTCACCACTACCACTCACACCAAGAGCATATTCCCAAAGGTCTTTTGCCTGTGTTCCGTGAGATAATGTCCAACCAAGATTTCTCGTTGCTTCATAAATGAGGTCTTGTGACAAACCATCTTTTGGATGTTCTTCTCTCAAATTCTTTTTCAGAATATGGTCAGTATAAAGATAGAGAATATCAAAATGTTGGGCAACCATATTTACGAATGTAACAAATTGCTCATTCTCACCATCGTCTCTTAAATATTCCGGTATGGCTTTGCTCAAGGCATTATAATTCTTTAAATCATAATTTTGTGCAAGTGTGATAAGATTATCATACCAATCTTGTGATTCGTTTGAACCACTAGAGTACAACTTGTATTTACCTTCCTTTGTTGCTATGTGATAATCACTACCAGTTACCGCATATTTTGGATAAGGTGTTATAGATGCAGATGCCTGTGAAGTGTATTGATTACTTGCAGTAGTTTCATAATATAACCAATTTTCAAAGTCATCAAAACCAGCAATTACCTTGTCTTTTAATCCTTGAACTTTTATCTTATTGGCCGCAACTGAACCTGTATATGTGTTCAGTACATCAAGTTGACTGTTGTAATATTCCACCAATTCTGTTTTATAGAAGAAATTTGCAACTCGTTCTTCCGCAGAAGAATAAAATACGAAGTTTTCAAATTCTCTAAAATCAACATTCAATTTTACAGGAGCACCACTTCCAGAAATATATCTATTCAATATTTCCTGAGATGTTTGTACATTTGCGGATAGAATATCATTCCAAGATTTATAATCTGTTTCGGAGTTTATCCAATAATCATAATCTACTTCAAAGTTCGGTCCAGATATGTACGGTAGATTTTGTTTTTCTTCTTCTGGGATTACAACTACGGTATCGATATATGGTTTTAATATTTGACTACCAACCCAACATTCGAAGTATAAATCCAAATCAGCTGGAAGTTGGTCATATAACTTTACAAAGAAATATGTTGTACTACCGTCAGAAGTTACGTTGATAACATCAACTACTTTATTCTCACCAAAGTTCAAAATAATTGGTGGAAGATATTTTTTAGGTTTTAGATATTCTAAGATGAATGTACTCAATTGACTTAAAGCATTTGAGTCATCTGGGTTTGTCAATGAAAGTTTAAGTTCTGTTCTATCAGTAGAAATATCGGATATGAACAATTTTGTTGTGCTATTTGCACTTCCGATAATATTTCTAAAGAAATTATAAACAACTTTATAAGAACCAGGTACTACATTTAAACCATTATCACCCAAATCACGGTGGACATCGAGTGATATTTGTTTCTTTGGCGGTGTACTATTATCCGACTCTATCTTCCAAGAGTTTACATCATATAGAGAAGAAATATATGCCGCATTTGGTAGAAACGCGTGTAACTCAACACTCTCACCACCTTCACCAAATTGTAAATCTTGTGATGAAAGTGGTTCAAATTTTGGAACTATTATTTTTCTACCATTTGAAACATCAATACGAGAACCACGGATAGGTTCATTCGTTGAAAGTATTTCATCTATATTTTTATATTCAAAATTTGCCATTGTTATCTTTTAATATTTTGCCGGAAAATCATTTACAATACCAAGTGCTTCTATAATCGTATCGAAATTCGATGACGCAAGTTTTTTCTCAATATCCACAGTATCCCATTCAACATATTTCGCACCAACCAATCCTGCGATTTCTGCCACACCAGATGCGTTAGTTCCTCTGGCTTGAATACAATCTTTTCTCCACTTATCTAAAATATCGCCATCACACGGAGATTTAGATGTAGTTCCATCATTATACAATATCTTACGAGTAGTTGACTCACGTTCTTTTGTAGTTTCTAATTGTGGTATTAATGACAATATATCATCTGCATCTTTTTCAGTTTTAATGGTTGATACGTTCAAACTAGATTTAAATTGCTGTTTATATATCGTATTCCAATTGTATATTTGTTCTACTCTTGATGAGAGATTTCCATTTAAATCCACAAATTTTTGACGAAGACCAGTTGTAGATGCACCAACTTTAGTTAGAATAGAAATGAGTGCGTCATCATTATTAGTATCAATATACTTTATACTATCCCACTTTGTCTGTATGGATGCAATCTTTTCTTTTCTACGTTTTTCTTCGGGACTATCCGTTGGAGACGGTGCAGGAGTTGGTGGTGCAACTGCCTTTGCCAAACCAGAAACCGCATTTTCAAAAGCGGAAAGTTGTTTAGCAGATTGTTCTTCCAATTTCTTAGAGAGATTTTCGAAAGCGGCAGTTGTATTTTGAAGTTGATTTGCAACTTTTTGTTCAAGACCAGATATTGTTGTATCAATCTTTGTATTAAGTTCTTTGATTGTATCATCTTTAGCTGCCAACGAATCATCTTTGATAAGATTATCAGTTGCAATAGAATCAATATACTGTTCGTGTTCAATTTCACGGTCAATACGTGTTTGTATAACTTGGTCTTTCAATTCTATTTCTGATTCTAAACTCTTAATTTTAGCATTAAGACCAGCAATTGAATTTGAATTTTCATTTATCAAGTTATTCAAATTACTTAAAAAGTTTTTAGTTGCCTCATCATTACCAGCAGCAATATCAGTTGTTAAAGCATCATTTGTTTTTGCAAGAACATTTGCCTCCGATGAAACTGCATCGGGTAGACTATTAAATGAGGTATCTACAATATATCTGAAATCCCTTATTATAAATCGTTCATCCAATACAGGAACTCGAATTCTACCTTTATTCTTATACAGATTTTCGTAATCAATTAATCTACCAAACTCATCTCTTTCAACATCTGAAACTTCGTCATAACTTTCTTTTGATTGTTCTTTTATAAGATTTGAGAGTATATTTTGCAAATCCTCTGATGGTAAAACTCCAGTATCAGAACCAGTTAAAATTTTTCTAATAACAAAATTAAAAAATGGGTCAACTGGTTCATTTGTTATACCATTCAAAAGGTTTGTTATCTCAGTTATTTGTGCGTTTGGGTCTTTTTGTATTCTTTCGATTTCCTTTTTTAAGGTAACTTGTTCCTGTATATATTTTTTTACAAAGGCATAATCGTTTGATGATTTGAAACTTTTAAACCTGTCCAACAACATTTGTTTGTCAGTTTTTGTTTCGGGTGGATTTAATTCTAATTTTATGTTGTTATCAACAAAAAATTTTCTAAACTGGTCTGGTGTTATGAATGTCAATCCATTGTATTCTTTTATTAAAAGACGAGATTGACTTTCTTTCACATTCTCCAAATAAAGAAACTCTTCGATGGTAATCATCTTGAAACCTTGAAGTAATAGTTGTTATCGAAGATTTGTACATTATCACCACCATCTGTTTCCGTCTTTATTACGATACGATAAAATCGTTCAGGTTGGAATGAATCCATCCACAAATTAAAATAGTTACCATTAGTGTCACAACTTATCTTTGAACCCGTTGTATTGAATGGTAATATTATTTCATCAGTGTGTGCATCCCTTACTTCATAATAAGATGAAGATGGAAGATAATATGTTTGAGTATAATATGACTGTGTAGTGTAATATTTCTGAGGGTATCTAGTATTGGCATGAATTCTTATCTTTGCCTTTTCATCTTCTGCATAAGATTTCTTCAATTTTACATTCAGAATTATATTCTCTGGGTTAACTTGTGTTAAACTTCCAGTTGAGAATGATGAATCATCCCATACGACGTGAAGACGTGGTACATATATCGTATTACTATCGGTACCAAAGAATTTCAAACTATTTAGTGTTTGTAATGAAGATTCAATATCATTACTGAATTTCAGTATCATACCATCGTTTTCAAATCGACCAGAACCAGTTACCCATTTTTTAACAATGTTAGTAACATCCATGTAAACATCGGATGATTCAAATGAAAAAGATTGTGTACATTCAAGATTATCGTAATCCCACCAAGTACCACCGCCTTCTTTTGTAAAGTAAGATGATGTTACATTCGCAGATAAGTTTACACCAAAAAGAATATTTGCATCAACCCAAGTTTGTGATAGGGCATCCCATTCATATTGATTTATAGTAGGTGGAATGTCCCATTCTGTTCCAATAGATTTTGCAGTTCTATATTTCCAAGATGCACCATCTGTGGTTATAGGAGAATTGAAATATCTACCAGTTCCATTTGTCCAAGATGAACTTAACGGATAAGCATATATCTTATATTCCTGTGGTATTTCACGTACTTCCGCAGAACGAAGAGATAGATAATACTTTGCGGTATTGAGTGGTATTTTTCCAGAATTAATTTTACTTTGAAGTTCTGATGTATCAAACTTCAGAAGTATTCGACTGTTATAACGAGAAGATGTACCGACCAATTCGTGTTTTAATTCAAGAACAGAATCAACACCAGTGTTCATTGACTCCGTTCTTTCATAGATAGTTGTATCTCTCTGTGCATATAGGGTGTATATCATCCAAATGCCCTCACTCTACCGATAATGTCATTATCAGGATATTTGATTTCAAAAATTGATGTGTCATGGGATGTGAATATAATACCATCCTTTGTTGCCTGTTCTATGTTATAGACGTGTTTTGAATAGCCAAGTGTTGTATCATATAGATTCTTAAATTTAACAGATACAACAGTTTGTACACCTTCAACTTTATCAAGTTCAGTGTAGATATTACTAATAACAATAGGTTGATTTATTTGCCAGTTCTTAATATCAAAGTATTTTTTCAGTCTATCGATACAACGAAGAATAACTTGATTACCATTTTGGTCTGGCATTGTTATAATGTCAAAATCAATACCTATGTTGATTATATATGCATCTTTAATGTTAATCGCATCTGTCAACATTCTATGATAATTTAAGTATGTCTTTACGTTTTCTTTTGTTGCGTCATTAATTGTTGTCAACTTGTTATTGTTATCATATCCTAAAACATAGAAATTCAGTGCCAAGTCGTTTGGTATTCTATCACTATTAAAAACAGATTCAGCAGTTAATTGTGTATCTTTTGTAATGTATGCCTTTGCAATAGAACCATATCTTTGTGGTAAACTGTATGCTCGTATGATATAATCTTC